GCATGGCGTCGCCGCCGCCTTCGCCGAGCGTCGGCGCGGGCCGGCGGGTGGCGGCCGGAAGCGTGCCGCTCACGATTGCGGCGCCTGCGTGCTGCCGCCGATGCGGCCCGCCACGCGGGACGCGCTGTTGAGCAGGGTTCCAGCGGCCGTCAGGCGGCTGCCGGCAATGGCCTGGCCGGCATCGGCGTCGAACAGGCTGGCGTTCGCGCGCGCCGTGGTCGCGCCCATGCGGGCGCCGAGCGCGCCAAGCTCGGCGTTGCGCGAGACGATGCGCGTCTGCCGGTCGGCCTCGCGCGCCGTCTCCTCGGCGAGCGTCTGCGGCGTGCCGCTGTCGAGGGTGAGGCCCGCGGCCGCGAAGCGCGCGCTCTGCGAGGAAAGCGTGCGCACCAGGTCACGGCGAATGGCCGTCGCCTCCTCGATGCCGCGCACCTCCTCCTGCTGCGCCGCGATCATGGCCTGCCGGGCCTGGATGCGGGCCTGCCCGGCCTGGGCGGCGAGGTTGGCCGCCTGCGCCTGGCCCGCGCGCAGCTGGGCTGCTGCCTGCAGGCCGCTCAAACCGGCCGCCGCCACGGCCGCGATGATGGGCAACGCACCCGCCACGCTACTCGCCCACCGCGATCTGGGTGCTGAGGCCGAGCAGATGGAAGGAGCCCGGAACGGGCTGCGTCAGCGTCAGGGCATGGCGCGTGCGCCAGCCCAGCAGCCCGTCCACCGTGACATCGCCGGTGAAGCGCGGCGGCGGGCTGTCCAGCGCCGGCGCCGGCGGGCCGCCCAGCGTGCGGAACACCACCGGCCGGCCGTTGACGTGAAAGCTCGTGCTGCCCTGCACGCGCGCCGTCATGCGCACCGGCCGGCACCGGCGGCCGATGAGGTTGCCGCTCGGGTCGCGCGGCTCGAGCGGCATGGTTCGCACCTCGGGCACGAAGGGCAGCCCGACCTCGGCCGTTCGCGCCGGCCGCGGCAGCGTCACCTGCCCGCTTGCGACCGTCGCCGTGCCCTGGAAGCTGTCATCGGCCAGCATGGCCACCTCGCGGCCCTCGAGGTGGTCGAGGCCCGCGACGGTGGTGAAGGGTGTGGCCGAACCTGCCAGCACGCTGGCGTCCAGCCGCGCTTGCTCGGTCCAGTCCTCGATGCGGACGCTGCCGGCGCGCTCCACGGCGAAGAAGACCTGGCCGCTGAGAAGGCAGGCGACGCCCCGGATGGCACCGTCCGTCTGCCAGCGGCTGAAGGCGGTCACCTCCTGCGCGCGCAGCGTCGTCAGCACGCTGGCCTCGCCGTCGGCGTTGCAGAGGATCACGTGGTCGGCGTCGTCGTTGCTCGCGCTCTTGCGCGCCGCCACGTCGGCCGGGCGGTGCTGGGCCGAAGGCGCGGCGTCCTCGTCCGGGCCACTGAGACGGATCAGGTGCGGCGCCAGCAGGCTGAGCAGGTCGCTCACGTAGGCGGCCTCGACCTCGTTGTACAGGAATTGCCGCAGCGCGCGGCCGCCGCGCTGCGCGAAGATGACGGCGCCGTCGACTTCGGTCAGCCGCGTCCACCGGCGGATGCCGCGCCGGCTCTGTTCCTGCACGGCGATGTTGCGCGCCGTGATGGGCGGCTCCACCAGCACCGCGTGCTCGGCGCCGGCGGTGAAGAACTGCAGCGTGCGGCCGCTGGCCACTTGGTGGATGGCGTTGACCTGGTCGGTGTCGATGGTGCCGTAGATGCCCTCGTCGTCGAGTGCGGAGCCCAGGAAGAAGTCGAAGAAGAGGCCGACACGGCTGGCGATGAAGCTGGCCGGGCGCGAGCGGAAGCCCGCCATCCAGAGGCGCCCCTGGTGGAACGTCAGGCATTCCGGCCAGCCGCGCGTGGGGCTGATGACGGGTTCCCCCCCGCCGCCATAGTCGTGCGTTGGCAGGTTGGACATGGGCATGTCGTCGCGCGTCCATGCCGTCTCGTCGGTCCCGCGGCGGATGCGCTGCGGCGGCACGTCCGGGTGCGCCAGCAGCAGCGTGTCGGCGCTCTGCGCCCAATTCATGCGCGCGGCCTGCGGCGCGTTCCAGGGGCAGCCGGTGACCACGGCCAGCAGCGCGCCGTCCGAGCGGAACACGCGGAACTCGCCGGCGGTCAGCGCCAGGCAGTAGGTCTGCTCGGTGTTGAAGGCGAAGGGGATCAGCCGCAGCCCGGCCATCGCACCCGGCACGGTGGCCACGTGGCGCATGCCCGGGCGGCGGCGCAGCCCGCCCTGCGGCACCACCAGCACGTTCCGCAGCGTCTGCGCGCCCGCGTAGTAGCGCGTGGTGTCGATGCGCGCCGCCATGCTCGGGTCGAGCTCGCCGCTGGTGAAGCTGGATTGCGGCGTGCGGACCAACCGGCTCACCGCGCCCTCCGGCCGATCCCCGCGCCGCCGTGGCGGGCCTGCGTCAGCGGGAAGTCGCCGATGCGGGCGGGCGGCTGCTGCTGGCTGTCCAGCCGCCGCGCCTCGGCCATCTGCCCGCCCTGGCGAGACTGCTCGGGCGTGCCGAAGGCCTGGCGGTCGTAGAGCTGGGCGAGGCTGGTCGAGCCGGTGACCGGCACGGCGAAGGCGGCGGCCAGCGCGACGCGCGCCAGGTCGACGAAGTGCGGCGGCCAGAGGGAGGGGTCGCGGGCGCGCTGGTAGTCGCACCACAGCGCCTCGTGGTCGGCCATGAGCCGGTCGCCGAAGAGTTCGTAGGCGAGCAGCGGCCCGGCGCCGGGCAGCTCGCTCGTCGTCACCTCGCGGATGAGCAGGCGGTCCGGCGGCAGGGCGAAGAGGAACTTCCACTCGCTCGTGGGCGTCTCGTCGACGCGTGCCAGCCGCGCCTTGGCCAGCGTGAAGCGCCACGGGTGGCGGGCGAGCAGGCCGCGGGTCACGCTGTCGAAGAGCAGGTTGGCGCTCTCGGCGAGGTCGCTGCCCTCGTCGAAGGACGTGATGCTGATCTCGCCCAGCAGGCGCAGCGCCTCGTTGGTCAGCGCGACGGCCGCGGTGCTCATCCAGCCTCGGCCAGCTGGGCCGCCTGGAACGGCAGTTCGGCGAGGCGCACCGCCCAGCCGCGCCCGAAGGCAGGCCAGGTGCTGAGGCGCGTCATCATCCGCGCGCGATCGAGGTGCAGGCGCGCGGCCAGCTGCAGCGGCGGCGCCAGCTGCACGGCCGCCAGCGTGCGGGGGCCGAACCGGCCATCGTCCGCGACGCCGGCCGCGCGCTGCAGCCAGCGCACCGCTTGGCCGGCGCCGTTGTTGATGGCCGCGTCGAACGCCACCAGCGCGACCATGGCCGGCACCTCGTCGCCGCGCACCGGCCGCCAGTAGTCGTCGTGGTACAGCTCGGCCGCCTGCTCGACGGTCAGCCGGCGGATGTCGTCGGCGTCCACGTCGCCGTCTTGGTCCAGGTCAAGCAGGCGGCCCTTGGTGCGCGCGTAGCGCAGGGAGACGCCGTGGTTGGTCGCGCCGCCCGGGTCGCTCGCGTGGTCGACGAAGCCGCCCTCGTGCGCCACCACGATGCGGAAGGCGGCCCGGAAGCGCGGCGTCACAGCGCGCGTTCGCGGCTGAAGAGCTGCCGGCGCAGCGCGTCCAGGCTGGCCGAGACCTGGGCGATGGCTGCCGGGTTGACGCGGGCGAACTGGCGCCGCGTGGCGAGGAAGCTCCACACGATGGCGGCGGCCTGGGCGACGTGGCCGGCAAGCTCGGCCCATGGGAAGCCCACCAGCACGCCGCGCTCGCCGAGGTTGTCGCCGAGCGCGATGAGGCCGATGCGCAGCGCCCAGAGGGCGAAGTCCTGCGGCGTCATCGTCGCGCCCAGGTGGGGCAGCGGCGACGCGACCGGCGGGTTGAGGGTGTCGGACATGTCAGGGGCTCCTCTTCGAGGTCAGCAGGGAGGCAAGGAAGTCCAGGCTGCGGGTGCCGATCGCGCCGGCGAGGCCGGCGGCGGCGCCGACGAAGAGCAGCGCCCAGCCGGCGCCGCGGAGGTCGGGGTCGAGATAGGCGGCGGCGGCGGCGGCGATCATGCCGAGCACGGCGCCCACCAGCGCCTCGATGGCCAGCAGCAGCCAGACGCGCTGGCCGCTCCGGATGGCGAGAAGCAGCCGGGCGAAGGCGCCGCTGCCGGCGGCGATGCCGGCGGTCCGTACGACCTCTTCTTCCGGCGTCATCAGCGCGGCGGCCGCGGCATCGGGGTGTCTCCGGAGGGGTTTGCCCGGGGCACGTCGCCCCGGGGCAGGCTGACCGAAGCGGGGGTCAGTCGGTGTCGGTGACGGTGCCGGCCGTGGTGTCGGTCACGTCGACGTTGCCGGTGGTCGGCACGTCGTTCACCAGGTGCCAGCCGAAGGTCTGCGGCACGCCGCTCGCGTTGATGGTGACGCGCATGATCACGTCGCCCGGGGTCAGCAGCGCACGCGCCGCGTTGAAGTAGCCGGCGTTGTCGACGGCCGCCGCCGCGTCCTCCGTTCGGTACAGCCAGAGGGTGAAGGCACCGCGGCCCGCGGCCTCGTTGCTGCCGGCGGGTGCGGCGCGGTTGTTGCCGCCTGCCGGCACGAGGTTGTTGAGGAAGAAGGGCATCGTTCAGGCCTCCGCCGATTCGAGCTCGAGCACGCCGTCGGGGTCGATGGTGACGGCACCGCCCGAGAAGAGCTGGTTGGCCAGCCACGAGGTCTTCTCGGGGATCCAATCGACCGTGGTGCTCTGGTCGAGGCCGATCGCCAGGCCGCAGGCCTGCATGTCCCAGGCGAAGTTGGTGCGCACGCCGCCGGCCAGCGGCAGGCCGCCCTCGTCGCGGTTCTCGATGACCACGATCTGGAAGCCCATGAGTGTCGGCGGCAGCTCGCCGTTCTCCACGACGCGGCGGTTGACGAAGTCGCTCGAGAGGAAGCGGTTGTCGCCGAGCAGGTCTTCCTTGCCGCGCGCCGAGATGGCCATCTTGCGCTGCGCCAGCGGCACGGCGCGGCCGTCGAAGATGGCCTGCGCGCGCTGCATCTTGGCGTAGGTCAGGCCGGTGCCGCCGACGGCGATGTTGGCCGTGGCGTTGGCGGCGTCCAGCGCGTCGATGATGAGCTGGTCCTCGCGCCGGCCGATGGCGCCCGCGATGTTCTGGGCGACCACGCCGCGCTCCTGCACGTTGGTCTTCTGCTGGTCGAAGACGTCGGTGTACTCGGGCGCGTTCCAGTCGGTCAGCGTTGCCACCGCGGTCGCGTACTGCGTGTTCATCGGCCGCACGTCGGTCTGCGGGATGCGCGGGGTGGCGACGCCGCGCCGGCTGCGCCGGAACTCGCAGGTGCGGCCGATGACGCCGGTGCGGACGCGGACATGGGCGCGCAGCAGGCCGGCGTGCTGGTAGGCGGCCTTGACCTGGGCGTCGAACTCGATCTGGGCAATGGCGGGCAGGCCAACGGACATAGGGCCCATTCCTCCGAGAAGCGGTTGCGCTGCTCGACGGCTCGATGGGCCACGGCGTGCGAGGGGCCGGCATGGCTGCCGGTGGGCCCCGCCGCGGGTCGGCGTCTGCCTCCGATGCGGCGGGGGCCCCGGCGCGTCTTTCCGCGCTGTCTGCCCGGGCCTGGAAGTCAGGCGCCGCCGGCCTGGTCAAGTGGCCGGCGGCGCCATCCCCCCCACGGAGCAAGCGAGCGAGGGTATGCCAGGGGCCGGTTCCCGCGTGTCAAGCGCGGAATGCGCCCCCAGGGCCGCGAATGACGAGCCGGCCCTGCTTCTCGAGCGCGGCGAGCTGCTCGCGTCCGCGCGCCACCAGGGACGAGTCGTTGCGCGCGAAGCCCTCCTGCATCATGCGCTGCGCGTCGGCCTGCGTCGTCGCGTCGGCGCCGGCGAGCGCGTCCACCGGGATCGCCTTCTCGCCCGCCAGCTCGCGCAGCTTGGCCAGCGCGCGCACGCCCGCCGCATCCGACACGCCGCGCACCGACGCGAGCTCTTCGCCCGTGAGGATGCCGTTGCCGGCCAGGCCCTTGAGCCAGCCGTCGACGTCGCGCATCAGCGCGCGGCCGTTGGGGCCGAGCTTGCCGATCTCGGCCTCTTTCGCCTGGCGCAGTGCCTCGGCCGCCTCTGGGCTGTCCTCGCGTGCGGCCGGCTTCTCGTTGGCGTGCCTGACGGCATTGGCCAGCAGCGGCGCGGCGATCGCCGCAAGCTGCTTGGCGGTCACGCCGGCCGCGAGGGCCGCGCGCCGCGTCTCCTGCCAAACCGGGTCGTCGGCCGGAACGAAGTTGTCGGGCGCGCCCTCGATCACGGGCAACGCGTAGCCGTTCTCGTCGGCCGGCGGCTTGTGGTCGCCGCGCGCGACCTGCGTGCGCATGTCACGCCAACTCTTGGCCAAGGCCTCCTGACGGATCTCGCGCTTCTCGCCGTCCCAGAACTGCTCCGGCAGCCATTCGGGCCGCGTCGCCCGGCCGTTCGCGTCCGGCGGCGGCACGGCAGTGTCGGCGGCCGCGTCGAGCAGGGAGGCGTCGGCGGGCGAGGTCGGCGGCGGCGCGTCCGGCGGAGCGCCGCCCGCGGCCTCCTCGGGCGCGCGGACCACCGGGTGCATGTGCGGCAGGATCACGGGGCAATCTCCAGTGTCGTGGGTTGCAGTTCGGCGAGCAGGTCTCGCAGCACCGCCTTGCGGCCTTCGCGCCAGGTCGTGGTGGTCAGCTGCTGGTCCTCGCCGGGGCGGAAGGACGGGCGCGCCTCCTCTTCGGCCAGCAGCCGCCGCAGGGCCGCCAGGGCCGACGGGTGGCCGAGGCCGGCGCGAAGGTCGGCCAGCCGTGCGCTTCGCGCCTCATCGGCCGCGCGTTTCTCGGCCACCGCGCGGCGGTACGCGTCGCGGTCGAACGGGTCGAAGGTCATGCGGGCGCTCCCTGTGATGCCCCTTGCGGCGTCTCGGCCGCGGCGCCGTCGGCCATGGCGCGGCCGGCGGCGCCGGCGAGCTGCGCGACCGCCGGGCTCGCCAGCATCTGCGCCTGCTGTGCCGCCTGGGCCGCCGCTGCCTCCCGTTCCTGCCGCTCGCGCTCGGTCGGGATGAGCATCTGCGGCACGCCCACCTTGGCGGCGTACCAGGGCCCAGCGCGGTCGAGGTCGATGCCGGCCCGGATGATGGCCGCGCCGGCCTCGCCGAGCTGCGCCGCCTGCCCGATGAAGCCCTGCACCGCCGCCGCATCCGACTGGTCCTGTGCGCGGGCCAGCGGGCTGGTCGCGCGGATGCGGATGGCGTCCTCCTGCACGGCCCGCATCAGGCCGGCGAAGCGCGGCGCGCCGAACACCCCCGCCTGGTCGAGGATGTCGAGGCAGCGGCGCACCACGGGGCTCACGGCCTCGGCGATGAGCCGGCCGATCGCGCCCGTGTCGGCCTGGAAGCGCCGCGTGCGCTCGATGATCTCCGTGGCGGTGACGTTGGGCACCACCTCGGGCGGCAGCGGGTCGTCGAACATGCCGAACCGGATGCGGCCGATCATGTCCTCGCGCAGCTCGCGGTTCAGCGCGTAGTTGCCGGGGAACTCGAGCGCGCGCAGCGACGGGCCGAGTGCGCCGCCGTTGCTGCGGACCGGGATGACGGCGCCGGGCACGATGGTGACCGTGGCCGGGTTGAGCACCCCGTCATCGGCCGCGGTCCACACGCCGGCGACGCCGAGGCTGCCGGACTGCAGGGCGAGCTCCACCAGCTTGTTGACGGTCCGCACGTCGGGCAGCACCTGCGTCAGCGGGCCGCGGCCGTGGATTTCGCCCGGTGCCTTGGTCCAGCGCGTCACCGGCATGGGGATGGTGCGATAGCGGCGGGAGACGATGCGCGTCCTGCTCGCGGCGTGGATGACCTCGAAGCGGAACACGTCGTCGTCCGCGTCGTAGGTGATGGCCTGCAGCAGCTCCACCTCGCGGTCGCCGTCCTGCGCCTCGGCGTCCTGCAGCTCGCGCGGCAGGTCCGTCGCGTCGGGGTAGGTGCGGCGGATGAGCCGGGCCGGCAGCTTCTGGTCGGTGAAGGTGCTCTCGACCGTGCCGAACGGCCCCTCCTCCGGCCCGACCATGGCGGCGGGAATGGCCTGGAAGCGCAGCAGGGGCGCTCGGCTGCGGCGCGTGCCGAGCCGGCCGTTCTCGATCAGCAGGCAGGCCGTGCCCGCGGCCAATTCCTGCGCCCACTCGTTGATGGCCAGGTCGAAGTTGCTGTCGGCGATGTAGGCGAAGAGCAGGTCGGTCGCGGCGTCGAGGTCGCGCTGCAGCGGCTGCGCCTCGTCCCGCGTGCTGAGCTCGGGCGGCAGGGTCAGCTCCGCCCAGCGCTGGCCGGTCGGGAAGAGCGCCTGCTGCACGCGGTTGGCGAAGCGGCCCGTGGCGAGCACGGCCGTGCTGTCGTAGACGGCCACCTGCCGGTCGGCGCCGTAGCCGTAGGCGTTCCAGCCGTCGCGCTCCGGCATGGCGTAGGCGTACACGTCGCGCATGAGCGTCGCGAATTGCTGGCGCCGGCCGCGCGCCTTCTCTGCGCGCTTGATGAGGGCGGCGATGTCGGTCTCCGCCATGGTCAGCCGCCGAGCCGCGGCTGCAGCGGCGGCGCGCCCGGCGCTGCCTTGGGCGGCGTGCCCACCTCGTCGTTGAGCAGCAGCGCGCGGCTGCGGCTGCGGCGGGCCCGGGCAGCGGCGGCGTCTCGCGCATCGGCCTGCGCCTGGGTGCGGGCCCGCTCCGCCTCCGCGTCCCGGCGCTGCGCCTCCACCACCTCCAACTGGCGCCGCTGCAGCTCGAGCGCCTCCGCCTGCTGCTGCTGAACCGCGGGTTCCACCCGCGGGCCTCTGAACAAACCGCCCATCGTGTTCTCCTAGGTTGCGACGCGCGCGCCGTGCGCGCGGCAGTGGTTCCACAGCTGCCGCGGCGTCAGGACCAACGGGTCGCGGATGCCCAGCAGCGCCTTGCACGTCTCGACGCACGACATCGGGCCGCGCAGTACCGCGCGCGGCCGGTGCTCGGGCTGGCGCGCGGCGAGCATGGCCGGTGCCGCGACCACCCTCGCCGCGGCCAGCACGTCGGTCAGCGGCAGGTCCTCCACCCGGATGCAGAGGCGCGTGCCCACGTGTTCAACCTGCAGCGTGCGTCGCGGCCCGTCGGCGCGGCACGCCCAGACGTGCCGGAAGCCGCGGCGCAGGGGCCGCTGCCACCAGCGCGGCGGCGCGCCGGCCGCCAGCGCGAGCGGGAAGCATTTGTACCACGTCACCGCGCCCTCGGCC